ACGCATCGGAATAAACATCCATCAGTTCTACCCGGCTGGGGCGTTCGATATCTATTGCATAATGATGCGCCTGTCTCCAGGTCTTTACTTCAACCCTACTCAATACCTTTTGGTACTTCATCAGCTTTATAAAAGCTTCGTTTTTGACTGACTTCGAAATTTGCGCCCTAAGCGTTTCTTTCCTGATTGCGTAGTTATAGACTAGTTTGTCAATTGCGTTCATTTAAACCAACTTTAAACCGGGTTCACGGCGATGTTTTACACTAAATGGGAGCTTAGTAATAATGTGAGTCAGGAAAGCCGCTCCACATGCGCAATCCCAAGTTATTTTCAGTACCAAGGTTACCTTCCTTTTTTGGCCAGTCCGGACTAATCAAATCCTGTTGGACATCACGGAAAAAGTCACGGGCTTCTTTATACTGTTCGAACCGGTCCTCTGGCACTTGCCTCTTGGCAATCCGGGTGAAAAGGTTGTACAAAACGAAGTAGATACAATACTCCACCAGCGTTTCGTCCCGGATATCATTGTCGGTTCCTGCGTCAGTATCCAATACAGGTACAAACATTTGATCTACATCGTAGCGTGCAGATACAAACTTTTTTACTTTACCGATGGCCATCCGTTCAGCTGTTTTGAGTGTATCGGCATCGCCACCGGTTATAAAATTCAATTCTTCGTCATTGATCACAGTCCTGTAATCAATGTCATGGATAAATTTTGTTGCCATGTTTAGTCTACAAATTCTGTTTTCCTTTCGATAGTCCTGATCCGGTCTAGGTTGTTAGCACCTAAACGGCGCAATTGAAAAATTCCACCTTCAATTGAATCGGGCGGGTCATCGGGTGCACCGCTACCTTTTTCGAAGGCCAATAAGCAATCTTTAAGGGTGAGAAAGTCAGGATCCTTTTTCTTTTTGGCATTGAACCACAGATACCCACGTTGAAAAATGGGAACCATGTTTTCTATACGGTCAAACTTGGGTCCTTTGCTCCTTTTGTCCGCACGAATGGGTAAGTAGTAACCGCGAACGTCCCCTTCCTCATCAAAATCGTTCAGGAACATTTCCTGGATAAAGTTGGCTTCGATGTAGTAGACTACATCCAGCCCTCGCAGCTTGTCTTCGTACAAATCATACACCCAGCGCACAAGGTTAGTAGTTGATGTCTGGCGGTTGAAAAATTCCAAAACGTGGATCTCCCTTCCTTTCTGGCCTAATAGGTGGATTGATTTAAGGTCTCCGGTGTCTGTATAGCTTAAGTCACCGTACATTAATAAGCGGTCGTAATCCTGATAAGGTAGCGGATCTGCAAACCTGATCCATTCTGGCTTAAAGATATATCCGTCCTCTATCGGGTTGTTCATGTATTCCCGTTCCCAGACCCGGTAAGTTTTATTCTCCTTTTTCTTTTTCCAGTATGAATCGGAGTAACGTTCAGGCCAGGTAGATTTACCTTTTTTGTTTACAGCGTTTACAATAGAAAGTTTGGTCGATGGCTTTTTACCAATCTCATCAATAACGGTGTCAAGTACCCCACCTTTTACCTTTCTATTGTTATTGATCACCAACCTTTGGCGTTCGAAGTTCATGGCCTCCGATAAGTTAGAGATGATATTGTCAACTGCTTCCCGTACAATTACCTTGTTCCTGGCTTTTTTACGGTTGTCAACATCATCCACCGAGCAATAGTCGGGTCGGTTTGCTCCTTCACGTAACCCGGCAGGATCTTGTATGTATGATAAAGATTCAAAAGCTACACCTTTAGTAGTTACAAAAGAACCTTCCGCCCAATCGCCGTGAGAAAACTGTTTACCAAAATCATTAATGATCCTTTGGTTTTTCTGCAATTGTGCCTGTGCATCTTTTAAAAGACGGGATGCCTTCTTTTCATTGAATCCCATCACTATCATAAACCAGACTTCATCGTTGAACATAAGATGAAGCGGATAGCCCATATTCCCATGTGTCGATTTAGCCGATTGACGATGGTGGACCTGCAATAAAGTTGTTATCCGGTTATTGTGCAGGTGTACCGCATTCTTTACCTGATATTTGGCGCAATGAGTCCGGCCATTATCACAATAATGTGGGAAGTAGTACATAAAAAACTCCCCATAATTTTCAGGTTTTAGCAAATGGGCTACCCTTTCTTTTCGCTCATCTTTGGATTCATACAATTTGTGTGAGGTGGATTTTTGAACCAATTCACAATACTTCAACCACTTATCGTACTCCTCCTGTGAAATGCCTTTGATCCTAGCCATTGATTTTTGTGTTTATAAAGTCCTTCATAAACAGGTTTAAGAGCTTGGCACTTTCCAGACCGTTCACGGTTTTGGAACCGGCATCAGTAGTGCAGGATTTTTCAACGTTACTAATGGAAAAAAGGTAATCGGTAAATTCCTGAAATACCTCTATATAATTAAAGAGGTAAAGTTCCTTGCCCCGGAGCTTTTCTATTGCAGCTGCAATCTTTGCGATCTTGTCTGCGTTATCGACCATTTTTTTTCCATCGTCTTCGGTCGACAGGTCATATAACCGCTGGTTTAGTGCCGATATAATCTTAGGGGTAGTTATAGAAGCTTGTTTCTTTTCTTCTTCCCAATTGCCTTTATCAGCCCAATCGCGTAGGGTTTTATCTGTGATCCCGCACATATCACAGATTTCCGATTTGTTGAAATTACTGTAAACGTAAAGGTCATGCGCCTTTGGTTTTACGTGGTCTTTTGAATGCGCCATGACCAAAAGAAGCATTTTTTAGCCCAATTTTCTTCACGAAAAAACCTTAATGGCGTGAATCTCGCCATCATGGCGTGAAACTCGCCATTAAGGGAAATCCGATTTGCTACAGCTCAATTAAAAGGGTTCTTTTGAAACTCATGACACCGGCGACGGTAGGAAAAATCTAAAAGGCAAATGGGCTGGACAGGAGAAATTTTAGCTAAAAAAGAAAGAAAGGCCGAGTGGCGGTTGATCGGGAGTATTTCCACTTGGGGCGATATAAACCCCAAGGAATTCAACCGCGATATCTCCAAACTCGAGGCTTCCAACGATGAGGCTGAATTGATTATCCATTGCCCAGGGGGGAGCGTGTTCGATGGTTTGCAGATCTTCAACCGGATGAACTCGAGCAAACTCTTGATCAACACCAATGTAGAAGGACTGGCTGCAAGTATGGGTAGTGTACTTGCTATGGCCGGCACCCACCGAAAAATGGCCTCGACTGCCCGCATAATGATCCATCAAGGTACGCTTTATACCAAAGGGTCAGGCAACGAACTAATAGAACAAGGCAAGCGGCTCAACCAGATAAACGAGACCCTTGCGGAGATTTATGCCGAGGCCATTTCCCATAAACATCCCGAACGGGACAAAAAATGGGTATTGGAAAACTGGATGGTGGATGGAAAGGACAAATGGTTTACGGCCACCCAGGCTTTGGAGGCTGGATTGGTACACGAAGTGTACACAGGGAAATTAAAGGATATCCCTGTAAAGGCCAGCTTCGATGAGGTAGTTGCTTTTTATGATAATTCCTTAGTTGCCTTAGCACAAAAAAACGAGGGCAAAGAACAGCCCAAAGGTCAAAATGACAATCAAATGAAAAAAGAACAACTGTTGTTGATGCTGGCCGGGCTTGGCATCACCTTCGAAAATGTGACGGCAGAATCGGACGATGATGCTTTTAATTCTGCCTTAAAAGGCAAGATTGCCGAATTACAAGCCAAGGCCAAAAACACCCAGGCACTACAGGCGCGAATTGACGAACTGGAAGGTAACCAGCTTGAAGATGAGCTAGACAAAGCGGTTTTAGCCGGGAAAATTTCCGAAACCCAAAAAGGCCACTATCAAAAAATGGCGGATTCTATGGGAAAGGATGCCGTGGTTGCTGCACTTCAGGAAATCAATGTGCCTTCAGCGGACATCCCCACCAAAAAAAGGATTCCAAAACAAACGGATAGCCCAATTGCAGCCGGGCGTGAAAAATGGAACCTACAGGCGTGGGAAAAGCACGATCCTGAAGGTTTGGAGAAACTTATTGAGGAAGATGAGCAGGCCTACCAAGCTTTATTGGATAGTTACGATCCCGAGGCCGAACCTACCAAATAAACACCACTGCGAAACGATAGAGTAAACCAATTTTAAAACGTTTTTTATTCAAAATACATGGATATTCAAAATCAAATTGCAGCGGCGCAGACCATCTACGCTAAAGAGCTGATCAGCCATATTTACCCTAAAGGGGACTGGATTTCCAAATCCCGAAATGATAGTAAATATGTAAACGGGGCTATGGTGCAGCGTAGCATCAATAGTTCGAAGCCGAAAGTTCGTAGGAATAAGACCAGCCTAAAGGTTGATCCGGTTCGTAAGACCTATGGTAAAAAAAGCTATCCTATCCATGAGTTTTCTACTGATCCCGATGCTATTGTCTTTACCGAAAAGATGCTGACACAACCTGACTTGAGGGTTGAAGCTATGAAGGATCATAAGGAAGTCTTGATCATAGAATCAAGAATGTACCTTAAATCTGTTTGGGCTGCGACTAATGCAGATCGCATCATTAGGACTTCAGGTGTAAGCCGGTCGGCAAAGGCTACTGATGCCACAGGTACTAGAAACGCCCCAACTTACGATGATTTGTTAAACCAATTCGACCAGGCCAATCAGGATAGAATGCCTATGAAAGGGCGTCAATTACTTATCCCAGTTACCTGGGTTCCTGTTTTCCTGAAAATGGACGAATTCACAAGGTATGATTTTATATCTGATCGAAATGGAATGCCGGTGAAAACTGGTGTGATTGGAGATATACTAGGTGCCGAGGTTTGGGTTGATATGGATGATTATCAATTAGAATACAATAATGCTTCGACACCTGTACCGCAAATGCTCAGTCCTTTAGATGATGGTTCGGTGAACGGTGTGGAATACGTAGGTGCAGCTTCGAATAACCTTGCTGCCATTTTATGGCATCCCGATATGGTGACCCATGCAAAAGGTAAAGCTGAGGTGTTCATTGATCTGAAAAGTGCGATCTATCAATCGGACATATTATCCACAAACGTTATCGCTGGAGGCGATAAGTACCGTGACGATCATATAGGCGTAGTATCCCTTGTTGAGGGATTGATCGCAGTTTAATAAGAAATACTTAATTCCAATCGACAACTGATGCAAAGCCCTGGCACACGGCCAGGGCTATCTAGAAATCATGGAACAATTTGCAAATTACTTAATGGTTTTCGTTGCTTTTATCTCTTCGATCCTCGGAGGGGTAATAACGATATACCGTTTGCTTAAGCCCGAATTTGAGAAGCAAAACAAAAGGTTGTTGAATTCGGAAACTGCTATTTATGGAAAGATTGATACGGTCAAAGAAAAATTGGACAACTCCATTACCGAGGTTGACAACAAGGTAATCGAGATTGAAAGGGATTTTCGTAATGAGCTTCACGAACTTAAGACTGAAATGGCAATAAATGCCGAAAAGGACAGGAGCCGTCAGGAGATCATGATTACACATCTTGAAGCAATCCGCGATGAACAATCTGACCAGAAGGAACAGATGAAGCAATGGCAAAAGAACATCGAGAACTTTTACCATTTGAACCCCGAATTAGTAAAACCAGACGCGCCAAAGAAATGAAAGTAACGTACAACGATCTTCGGGACTGCTTTGGTGATCTGGGTTACCGCTTCTTTCACAATGGGGCTTACAACCTAAACCTGTTCGGGATCCGGAGGGGCTTTAGCCCGAAAGATGAATTCAACGACCTTTTAGGAATTGCATTTCGTGATGCCAGTGGCCGACCCGTAGTGCTTTTACACAAAGGGACTACCAGTCCAGGGTTGTTCTGGCTCCGTAACCGGATGTTGAATAGTAACGGCACGGCCATTTTACAACCCGGACAATATCGGGGTTGCTGGCAAGTCGGCTTACATAAGGGTTATGAAGCCTTGGTTCAGGTTGGTTTTCCTTTTGATGTATGGCGCGACAATGACCGCGATGGCAAGCATGATCCTTCAGGAAGGACCTATACAGATGTAACCGGATTAAACGCCCATACTACTTCTTTCATCAGAGAGGTAGATAAAGTAGGTGCTTATTCGGCAGGTTGCCAGGTAAGGCAATTTGATAGTGACCATATGCATTTTATGTCGCTTTGCAAGCAGAGCGCAGGGCTATATGGTAATTCGTTCTCTTACACTTTAATAAACGAAGATGAACTCTAAGAAAAAATTTAAGGACACAAACTTTGGTAAGGGGCTGGGTGGCTTGATAAAAGGTGTGGCAAAAAGCACACCTGTATTGGGCGATATAGTAGAAAACCTCACTAGTCAGGATGGCGGTGAAGGTCGGATACATTTCGGTAAGCTTGCTTTTCAGGTAATCAGGATCATTGTATTGCTTTTCATGATCTATGAATACTACCAGGGGAATATTCCACTTGAAAAAATAATTGGCTATGGACAGTAAAGCAAAACAAATATTTGAACGCTACAGCGAGGTAAAAACAGTTTACCGAGTTGCCGGAACCCGCATCTATTTTACTTCAAAAGATGGTGCCGAAAAGCATGTTGAGACCGAAGGCGGGGAACTTATCCTAATCCAGAGGGCTGATGTTTTCCCGAAGGAAAATGATGCCGATGGATTACCTGACAAGAACTGGAAAAATGACCAGATCAAATCTTGGATGGAGGACAATGAAATTGAATTCACCCAACAGGACACCAAATCAACCCTGCTAGATAAGGTTGAAGCATTCCTGGAAAACGAACCTGAAGAATGAGCACCAAGGGAGTAATTATTAATAAAGAAACCCCAGCGGTCGGCGTAGGCGTGGGGGATTTTCGGACATCGGGATTGATCGCAAATGCGGTGGCCATTGCCAGTACTTTTGATCTTGCTACGGTTTACAAAATCAATTCTTTGCGTGATGCCGAGGCAATGGGGATCACAGAAGCGTATGATAAGGACAACGCTTTGATCCTTTGGCACCACATTAAAGAATTTTATGCTGAGGTCGGTTTCGATAGCAATGTTGCACTATATATATATGGTGTGGCACAAACCTCGACCATGAGCGATATGGTAGATGCAGCCGGGACAATCGGCAAAGGTTTGATCAATGGCGCACAAGGTGAATGCTTTCAAATAGCTATTGCCCGCAATCCGGCTTCCGGGTATTCGGCCACAGTTGTTGATGGTTTGCTGGATGAAGTTGTTGCTGCAATACCTAAAGCCCAGGCTTTGGTGGATTGGGCATTTAGTAAAATGTTCCCAACACGGATTATCCTGGAGGGTAGAAACTTTACCCCTCCGGTTTCAGGTGTGCAGGATTTACGCGACATTACCAACGTGAAAGCACCTAATGTTTCTGTAGTGGTAAGTCAGGACCTTGGATATGCAGCCAAAGATTCGGCCTTTGCAAATTATGCTGCGGTCGGTACTTTCCTTGGTACACTGGCCAAAGCTGACGTTCATGTAAACGTGGGTTGGGTGGACGAATTTAACCTAACCAATGCAGCATCGGAACGCTGGTTAAAGGCTGGTTTCAGTAATAATGAACCGGTTGAGAAATACCAAGAAGATTGGGAATTGCTCGACAATAAAGGCTATGTGTTTACCCAAACTTATCCGCGTGTGGATGGCTACCGATGGAACGGCGACCACACCTGTGTTGCAATTGAAGTGGACACTGAAGGCAATATGAACGAAAGCAACCAACGCTTTGGACGTACTATCGATGCCGTTTCCCTTTCTGCTTTTGGCGCTTTGGTTGGAAGGGTAAAAAGCCCTCAACCGGTCAATCCGTCAAACGGAAAACTACCAACTGTAATAGTTGCAGATTTCAAAGCGGTTGCCGAAAGCCGTATTGACGATGACCTCGATGGTAAACTTTCTGGTCGTGAAGTAATAATCGACAAAGAAAGTAACCTCCTCCCTCCGGTGGAACGATTGGACATGGCGGTAAAATGCGTACCGATGGGTTCAACCGGATCAATTAAAGTGAATATCGGATTAGTAAAACAATTATCATGAGCATAGCAACAGGCTTCGGCTGGAAAGATATCGACACGGTGATCCTTGGAAATATTCCGGTTTTCATTTCTGAAATAACCTATAAGGTTACTAAAAACCGACAAAATAAATATGGCAGGGGTGACCAACCGGTTGCCAGGGTTTCAGGGAATAAGGAATACGAATGCACCATGACACTGGGGATTGAGGAAATGGCACAAATCGAAGCTGCGGTTGCAGCTAAATACGGTGAAGGATATGATCCTACCGATGTTGAGCCATTTGATATCCCTGTGACTTACGACAATGGAAAAGTTGTTAAACAGGATGTGATCCGCGGATTTCAGTGGAACGAATGGGCGGGTGGAGCCTCGCAAGGGGATACCACTATCGATAAAACGTTACCGGGCATTTGTGCCGGGATTGACTTTGCAGTACCAATTTAATAATAAGAAATGAATAAGCTTAGTTTAAGACAGCTCCAAGAAAAGGAAGCAATGGAGCGAAGTGGGGTAACCCAAAAACAGCTAGAGGAATGGATGGACAAATATGGGGATGACAAGGTGTACGCCATTGAAGTCCCCATAGATGAAACCTACCGGGACTATGTGCTTGGTGTGGTCTATGATCCTCCAACCCCGGTATTGAACAACTACCTGCGAAAGGCCGAACGGGTACCCGTGGAAGCTGCCGAGGTGCTTGTTAGATCTTGCTGGCTTGGTGGCTATGAGCAGATCCAAACCGACCGTGGTTTGCTAATGTCCTTTGTTGGCCAGCTAAGTGAAAAGCTTGTTGGAGGTCAGGCCAGGATAAAAAAGCTTACGAGGACTACCCAGAATTAACCTGGTTTGACCAGCAGAACGCTTTAATAAAACTTCACTTCAAAATTGATCCTGAAAAATTGACCCGGGACGAATGGTTGTTGACAGCCCGCCAATTGAATTGGCTAATTGAAAACAATCAGGTGCCTGGGATCACCTTCGAAAAATGAGTTACCAGCTTGAAATAAAAGACAGGTATATCGATAGGTTGCAAAACAGTTTTCCTACGATAAACATCCCAAGGGTTGTACGGTCTCTGCCTACTTACGTTGCAGCTGTACCGGGCGAAAGCCGAAGGGGTGGCCGTTTTGAAAATGGCAGGTCTTTATTTAATACGCCCTATTGGGACACAGTAACCCTGGAAAGTGAGGTCAATAATGAAGTCGAGTTTTACACCTTTCAAAATGATCCTCTCGTCGATGGCTATTTTAAAAAGCAGATTTCGGAAACGGTTATCTATGAAGGGAAAAGCGTGATTGAGGCAACCAGTTCTAAAGCTGCCGAATTCAGGATCCGCGGACTGATCTGGAACAATGACAATGAATATCCGGAAGACCAGGTGAGGCAGCTTTATAAATTCTTTGATAATGCCAAGGATGTCAGGGTAGTATCAAGTAGGTTTTTTGACCTGTTTGATATTGAAAACATCGTATTTGAAACGATGCAGACCCCGGCAATTGTGGGCTATTCAGATTGCCAGCCCTATGTAATAACCTGTAGGGAGGCAAGGGATATCACACTTGAACTTAGGACACCAACTATCCAAACAACTTAAAATTTAAAGCAATGCGATTACTCACAATTTTACTTACATGCTTTATGTATGTGTACACACCAAAAGCAACTGCCGAAATTGGCAACTTTGAGCCACTGAACGAATTCACCTCAATAAAGGTGGATCTAAAACAGGAGCTTGGAAACAAGGCATTTATTGACCTGCCCAGAAACATACAGGTACTGAACACAGATGCAGCTATTGATACCCTACTAAAGAAAGGGGATCCGGTTGTGATATCCGGGGGGTATCAAGGATTTCCAAAGAAAGTCGAATTCGTTGGTTTTATTTCAAAGGTTCACAATGACCGACCAATAAGGATAGAGTGTGAAGACTACAACCAATTATTGAAGCTTGACACTCATTCATTTACGCTTAAAGATCCAACTTTGAACGATATTTTAAACCAGGTTTTAAACGCGGAAAATGTGCGGTTAAAACGTGGTGATCATCCATTTGATATTGAAGTTACAGACACCGGCAAGCTTTATGATTCCCTTTCGGTGGATCGGTTGAACGGTTCTAAGATCCTTGATAAATTGACAAGTGATTTTCCTTTTAGATCCTATTTCAAACATGACGCTGATACAGGGCGGGTAACTCTCTTTATTGGGTTTGCCTATTCTGATATACCTAATGCATCTAAACCAATATTAAGATTTGGTGAAAACGTACCTGAACGGAGTTGGAGGCTTACCTATAAAAACCCTGATGATAATCAAATACTGATCCGGGCAATTAGCAACCAAAAGAATGGGGAAAAGATAATCGTAGAGGTTGGTGATCCGGGCGGTGATGTCCAAACAAGGAACTTTCAAAAAATGGACAAAGCAAGGCTTACCGAGCTTGCAAATGAAGAGCTGCGTTTCGCTAAACGTGATGGTTTTGCCGGGGAGCTGACAGCCCTCGGCCTACCTCACGTGTCTTTTGGTGATGTAGTAAGGATTGAAGATCCTGTCTATTCCAAAACTGAATCGGAACATTATGTTGACCGGATTAGATGGGAGCTAAATTCTAAACCCGGTATTACTAGAAAGATCTCACTCGGTCTAAAAGCTTAAGCTAAATAAGATGGATGTAAAAGGATTAAGCCAGGCTTTGTGGGAATTGATCAAACCTAAATCAGTGGCCTTGAGTGTTGGGGTTATCCTCGAAGCTACTGTGCTTGAGGTGGATGAAACTTCATCGGTTTGTACTGTTCAGTTGACTGGCACAAATACCCGTATTGAAGCCCGGCTTAATTCTGTTTTATCAGGTTCAAACGATCAGTTTACTATCATACCTGCGATAAAATCGACCGTGCTGGTCCTGGCAATTGAAAACGATATTGATCAATTATCTGTGTGCCAGTTTTCAGTAATTACAAAGGTCAAATTCGGGGTTCATGGAAAATCGTTTGAGACTACCAAGGATGGGCATGTTTTTAACGGTGGGCAAAACGGCGGATTGGTAAAACTGGAAACGCTTGTTGATAGGTTGAACAGGTTAGAGGATAAAATGAAAACACACCAACATTTGACTACTTCTCCAGGTAACCCAACCACACCGGATCCGGCATCGAATCCGCTTTTTGTGAATACTAAAAAAAGCGATTTAGAGGACTCGACAATCAAGCACTAATGACGATATACCTACCCATACTTTTAGATGTTTTTAGGCTTATGTGCCTAAGTGTTTTGGTTGGCCTATTCATCCTATGCTTGTGGCATGGATGGTCAATAAATATAGGTCAACCCGGTTCTGGTTTCTATTTACATTTTGAGTCTAATGCGTTAAAAGATTACTTCAATGGAACGCTTTGACCTTGAAACAGATGGCAATAACCTGGCTGTTGTAAATGGGGACTTGGTGATTGCTGAAAGTAGCCAAACCCACATTCAAGAATTGGTTGGAAGCCATTTTGGGGACTTCCGTTTTTACCCTGGAGTTGGTGTTAATGCAACTGATTTTGCCAAGGCTCCAGTGAATAAAATGCGTGAATTGACTATGCGTATTTCAAGGGTTTTAAGGTCAGATGGTTTTACAGTTCAGAAAGTATCTATCGAAGTGGATGGATCAATAAGTGTATCGGCAAAATAATGGCAAGGGAAAGAAAGGAAATAACAGATTTGATAAAAGCCGAAATCAGGCAGAAGATCCCGGCTCTGAATAGCACTTCGGTAGCTGCAATCTATAACCTGATTGCCGATATAGTTGGCTATGCTATATGGTTGCATGAATCATTATGGGATATAGCGAAAGAAGAGATCCAGACGGCAAAAGATACGGCAATCGTGCAAACGGCTCCCTGGTATGCTGATAAAATGAAAGGCTTTCAATACCAGCCTGGGGTTACGGAATCGTTAATTGTTGATCCTGTTACTTATCAGGTCCGATATGATCCGGTTGATGAGTCTAAACAAATTATTGATCGTGTGGCCGTGACCGGTCTAGGTGCAATGATTGTCAAAGTTGCCAAGGCTTCTGGAGCTTTAACAAGTGACGAAAAGGTTGCAGCTGAAGCTTATTTGAGGGCTATTCAAAGTCCGGGGATGCAAATCAGTTTGATTAGCGAACCTGCCGATTTATTAAGCCTAACAGGAACGATACATTACAACGCCGAGGCCGGATTAGCTGATATTCAAACCGCAGTTGAAACGGCTATCAATCAATTTTTAACCGGACTTCCGTTTAATGGTGAGTTGCAAAAAAACGCACTAATTGACTCGGTCAGGAAATTGGAAAGTGTATCTGATGTTGATTTTACCTCTGTGCAGGTAAGGCCGGACGTAGGGACTTATGAAAACATAGGAAGGGTTTACTTCCCTTTCTCCGGGTATATCGAAGTTGATAATTTGAATTTGAACTATGAGCCGGTTTTTGCCTAAAAATATTGATGTTGGATTGTTGGTTTACCGGTTGCTTTCTTTCGGGAAAAGGGACGGTACGGTTCAGTTATTTATTGAAGCCTTACTAAGGCCGTTTGTAGATATTAATGTTAGTTTGATTGCTTTGAACAATACTATTCAGGATCACCTGAAGTACCCTGTTCAGCAATTGACTTTACAATTTGTACTTAGGACAAAGCTGGACAATCAGTCGATTACGGTTCAAACGAACATCCATAATACAAACGCCTTCCGAGTTAGTGGCCGGGGTGGTATGCCAAGGATCAGTACAAGTAGTGGTGCAAGGTGCTATTATAATTTAAACCGGGTTCCAGCTCCGCTTATTCCTGCAACGGTCATTGTTAATGCGCCTGGCTTATCTAACCAAGAAACAAAGATTAAAGAGGTGTTAGAAAGATATCTGCATGCAGGTACTTTTTATAATATAGTGTATTAATGAAGAAATTAAACCTACCCGTTAAAGATATTGATATCACGTTGCTTGACCTGAAGCACTTGGCCGATATTACAGCTGATTTAGCTAAATCGGTTGGTGGTGCGGTCGCTGCTTTGTCTGGGGTTACTAGGCTTGTAGGTGTAGAGGTTAGCCAGGCTGGAAATGATTATTCAATTACTGAAGGGTATTTGTATTACAATTCAGAATATTATAAAGTTGATGCCTGGAGCGGTACAAGTCCGGACGGCATTCAGGTTCCTTTATTGGTTTCAATTTCGGAGGATGCCAGCGATGAGCCACACCCAATCTATGAGGGTAATCAGGTCGTTGGATCCCATGTACTGAAGACTGAGGATAAGATTACATTCACATTTGGAAACCCAGGTGGATCTGGGGTGTCTGGATATATAGCGGATTTCGATCAAATTTCGAACAATCCGAAAGATGATTTAGCAGCGGTTAAAGCGAGCTTAACCAATAGGTTGTTTTTGAAAGGTATGATTGTGGATCAATATGTTAACGCTAGTGATCTAGCCGTTTTCTTGCAAAATTTCGACAGTTCTGGTCTAGGATTGAATGAGTATGCTGGTTTTGCAATGTGTAATGGTCAAA